AAAACTTAAAGATCTTTCACCAGAAGGCTCCCAAACAACCAGAAAACATTATGTTGACAAGATTGAAAACTACGAACGAGATTTAAAACAATATATAAATATAAAACCAGATTCTGCTACTGTTAAGTTTGCCATGGATGTTATTGTTTTAATGAACAAACATGATTTAGCAGATGGAGACATAGCCTTGGCAAAACACTATGGTAGAAATGTGAGTGGACAAATTAAACTCTATGATTATGGGGCCACACAAGATATTATTGACAGACACTATTCTGGAAGAAGATATTCTGATGATGATGGCACTTCTGACGAACATCCAAATGAAGAAGGAAGTTCCTCTAGTAGATTTGGTGTTTAAATTAGGCTTATTTTGATAAATCTGTCAGTTTGTTATAAAAGTTAGATATTTATCATTATGGTAGACTCCACAAGAGATCCGAATGTAATTCGTCAAAATATACCAGAACCTGTTCCGGGGGAATCCCTAGGACACTTACCTTCTGGCTATGGAGATGGAGGAGGAGCACCTTCTGAGAATTACACTATACCTCCGTGTGGTATTGAAGATTGTGATAGGGGTATGCATACTCTATTCAATGAAACTATTAAATTTTCCGTACAAACTTATGGCGGGGGACAAGAGGCGATTTATTTAAAAAAGCCTCAGGTTATCTTTGCCACAGGGGAAAAGTTTGCCCTCGCCAAGAAATTGAGACCTCCAAGGGATAAAAATCAAGTTCTTTTACTTCCAGCCATATCAATAAGAAGAACTTCTATAAGTCAGGCTCCTGAGGATATTACCGGGAGGGGCATGAATCAGTTTACTGGTGATTTGGTCATAAAACGACGTTTGGCTCCTGAGGATGCTGATTATCAAAACCTTCTTAACAAATATGCTTTTAGCAATATCTCAACCCCTCCTAATTCTACAGATATAAATAAAACGGAGAATTTAGCGGATAAACGTGAGACCAAGATTGGAGTTTATTTAAATCCAAATCTAGGACAGAACATTTTTGAGATATTTACAACTCCACAGCCTCAGTTCTTTACGGCCACATATGATGTTGTTTTTTGGACTTCCTATCATCAACACATGAATTATATGATAGAAACCTTGTTGTCTTCTTTTTTGCCACAGGGCAGGATGTTTAAACTTGGAACCGATAAGGGTTATTGGTTTTTAGGATACATGAACGACGATTTGGCATCTCAGGATAATTTTGATGATTTTTCTAGTACAGAACGAATAATCAGATATAATTTCACCATGACAGTAAAAGGATTTATTTTGGCTCCTCAAGGACCAGGCAATCAGGTTCCTATTAGAAGATACTTGAGTGCCCCTGTGGTTTCTTTTGAAATAATAAACACTCCAACAACTGACATTCTCACAGAAAGGGATTTGGCACTACCTCCCTTGGAGAACCCAAATGATGATAAATTTTTCCTTGGTGATATAAATCAAGCTCCAGAAACCAAACAAAAAATGCCCACAAATGAAACTTATTTATTCAATAAGACATTTATTAATCCAATAACCGGGAAAAAGACAACAAAATACGTTAAAATGACCGGAAGAAATCAAAGAAAGGGCGAATCTGTTTATTCTGCCTCTGACATAGACACACTTCAAGAATTTTTATTGAATGAGGGAAAGACATAAAAATGGGAATCACCTGCCTTCGGCCTAATTAAGTCAAGGTTGTGGCCTCACCATAATTAAAAGATCCTAAAAAGAGGAAGAAAATGACTGAGCAAATTTTTAAAGCACCTGGATTTTTTGACAGAGAAATCGATCTCACCGTCGAAGTTCAGAGTCCAACCGGAATTCCGGCTGGTATTATTGGAACTTCTGAAAAAGGTCCGGCATTCGTACCTGTTACGGTTGGTTCTTTTTCTGATTTCAATACGAAATTCGGAGATTTGAATAGCAAAATGCCTGCCCCATATGGAGTAAATCTATTTCTCAAGAATAGATTTGCCTTAACCTTCCTGAGAACTCTCGGAGCAGGAGCCAATGAAACGGCAGCAGAGATAGATACAACCAGAACCAAGGGTACTGTTGTAAATGCTGGTCTTAAAATCTCTGGAGCCCTCGTTGGACAGGGAACAGACCTTAGGCACAACCAAACTGTTCAGTTTATCACAGCACGCCACAAGGTAAGTGCTTCGGAAGCCTCTGGCTTCCCAATGTTCTCTGATAACAACTCATTTTTCACGTCTGGATCCGCAGAAGACGTAAATCTTGTCAGGGGCGTACTTTTCAGTGCCTCAGGTTCCAGGGTTATGATTCTGGATGGAACTGAAACATTTTCTGACGAATTGGACGATTTTGCAACGCCAGACTCAAACTTTAAGATTAAAATTGCAATATCAAGTTCTGCTGGTTCTAGTTTTGGTACTACGAATGGTTTTGCTGGAGTAAGAATTGTTTCTGCTTCCTTCGATCCATCTTCTAATGATTATTTTGCGAAGGTTCTTAATACCGACCCAACAAAACTGAGCGTAGAGAAACATCTTCTTTATTTGAACTTTGCCGTAGATAATGAGATTGCCTCAGTTTTGACTAGCTCAAATTGTGTTTGTATAACCTCAGGTTCTGACAATACATCTTTGACCTCCGGAGATCCAGCAGGATCTTTCAGAAATGCCTTTGGTAGATTTGATACCAGATACACAACCCCAACAAGCCCAAGCATCATATCTCAACCTTTCGGCCTAACTGAACATGATCTATTTAGATTTGAGACTTTAGATGATGGCGAATATGGCAATAGCAAGGTTAAGGTCTCAATTGCTAACCTACATGCCTCCACAGATCCAAAAAATCAATATGGAACATTTGCCGTTTTGGTTAGGTCTTTTGAAGACGACGATACAAATATGGAAGTTCTGGAACAGTTCAATGACTGTAATCTAGACCCCGATTCTGATTCTTATGTTGCTAGAGTTATAGGCGATACAAAAGTTTATTTCAACTTTGATGTTGAAAACGAGGATGATCGTCGTCTTGTTAAGACTGGAAAATACCCAAGTAGATCAAATTACATCCGTGTAATAATGAATTCTTCTGTAGAAAGCAAAGTCACCCCTCGCAAAGCTCTTCCATTCGGTTTCCGTGGTGTAAATGTATTAAACACGAATTCACAACTGACCGATACGAACTCTCCTGCTGCTTTGATTCGTATGGGTGCCTCTGGTGCCCTTGGAAGCACCAACAACAGGCTTCTGAATGCCATTGTACCTCCATTGCCATTTAGATTTAAGGTGACTCGTGGAGTCATTGCAACGACCGCAGGAGCTGTTGGAAATCCAGGTCCAACAGAAATAGCTGACAGTCGTTATTATTGGGGCGTTAAAGTAACCAGAAACAACAATGATGCTCTCAATGTTAACATAAACGGAGAGATAAATAATCTTGTTAAGGCATATACCGTCTTTGGTGGTATTTCCAAACTTGATGTTTTGGTAACAGGTTCTCAGGCAGATCTTTTCAATAACAACAAATTCTCCCTGGCTAAGGTTGCCCTTGGTAATGCAACTGTAGCAGAACTTACTGCTTCGGTTAGCACTCACATGAAAGAAGCAGCATATATCAGAAATGGTACCCCAGATAACAGCGATTACAGAATTAATGATACTTTCATTAATCGTCTTACCTTCGCAACACTTCTACAAAATAATGATGCAACAACGTTCAATCGTTTTTCAAACTTTGCAAAGTTTACAACAGTTATGTTTGGTGGTTGGAATGGTTTGAATATCACAGATAAAGAACAGGCCGGTATGACGGACAAGGGTACATCTGCCGAAACTGGTGGTGGTGCCAACGGTTCTTATGTTTCTCCAGGCTTTGCAACAAACCAAGCTGGAGCCTCCAGAAAGAATAACTCGGTTGCTTCTTATAGAATTGGTTCAAAACTTCTTACAGATCCATTTGTAAGCAACGTTAACATTCTGGTTATCCCAGGGCAGAGAGAACCTCTGGTAACAGACTATGCCTTGGATGCTGTCCAAACCTATGGTTTGGCTGAATATCTGATTGATATTCCTTATTATGATTCGAATTCTGTTCGTATCTTTGATAATGAAACTGGAAGACACGTCTCTCTCAATAAGACGGCAGATCAATTTGAGGGACGTGCCCTTGATAACGTCTTCGGCGCAGCCTACTTCCCTAACGTTGTTGTGGAAGATGGTTCCAACAACAACAGAAGAGTAACCATTCCTGCTTCCTTGGCAGCTATTTCGGCCCTTGGATTTAACGATAAGGTTTCTTATCCATGGTTTGCTCCAGCCGGATTCAATAGAGCCTCTCTTGATTTCGTCAAACAAACCCAGAGCAAGGTTAATCAACAGGAGCGTGAAAGACTTTATGCCACGAGAATTAATCCTATAGTCAAACTTCCAGGAGAAGGCTATGTTATTTTCTCTCAACAAACGCTTGAACAGGCTGGAACGGCCCTACAATCGATCAATGTCAACAGAATGGTTATTTCTCTTAAGCAACAAATAATAGCTGTTGGAAATGCTCTTATCTTTGAACAATTGACCCCTGCGATTCGCGAGAGATTCATTAATCTTGTGAAGCCAATCTTGTCAACCGTTCAGGTTAGGGATGGACTTGAGAAGTTTGAGATTATTTGTGATGAACGCAATAATACACAACAAGATAATCTTGCAAATAGAATGAATGCCACAATTAAAATCATTCCAGTCAGAGCAGTAGAGTTTATTGCCCTAGACTTTGTAATAACAAATAGTGGTGTGCAGTTTGTCTGATAGACATTCCTTTCACAAGAATCGTTAAAAATAATCTAAGACCAAATAGTTACATGATAGCACATAGGAATATAACAAATGTCTGAACTTTCATTTAAATCACCCGGAGTATCGGCAAGGACGATAAATCTAACGGGTCCAACAGCCCTTGTGCCGATTGGTATTCCGGCTGGTGTAATTGGTACAGCCCAAAAGGGTCCAGCCTTCGTTCCGGTGACAGTACCTACGATTCAGGATTTCATTGTATCATTTGGTAGAACTGTTGATGGGGCCGTAAATGGACCATTGGCCGTATCCGAATGGTTAAGAAGTGCTCAATCGGCTACATTCCTTAGAATATTGGGAATTGGTACAGGAGATGCACGCACCACCTCTGGTCAAAATAAAGGTAAAGTGACCAATGCTGGTTTCGTAGTAGGAGATCAACAACCACAATCGACTCTTTCTGGAGCCCTTGGGTTTAACACCTACGCCGTCACGAAGTCGGCCACAGAGATTGGTCCTCTTGGAAGAACCTACTTTCTCGGGGCATTCATGTCTGAGTCTAATGGTTCCACATGGTTCACAGAGGCTGGCTTAAGTGGAAGAGGTGTTCCAGTTGTAAGAGGAATGCTTATGGCAGCCTCTGGCGTTGTTTTGACTCTATCCGCATCTATCAGTGGAACAAACACGGCTCCTTCTAAAATCTTGGCTGCTGCCGGAGCTAACATTGTTGGCTCGCAAACAGGTTCGGTTGTTTTGACTTCTGGAAAACAAGAGTTCGTTATGTTCTTAAATGGACATAGAGCACTAGAACTTTCCTATCCAAATATTATTACGGCAAGTTTCGATCCAACTGCTCCAAATTATTTTGGAATCATTCTAAACAAGGATCCATTAAGTCTTGAACAAGCTGGATATGTTTTGAATAATTGGTGGGACATTCATTCATCAGTTGCTACCGTAACTGGTGCTGGTGCAATAACAACGGTTGGTGTTGGCGCAGATAGAATTGCCTTCCTTCTTACTGGTTCACAGACCAGAAATTCAGGTTCTACCACAGCTCCTAATTTTGAGAACTTTGAGGATAAGTTCCGCACTGCCAAATCTCCATGGGTAACATCACAAGATTTTGGTGGAAACCCAGAAAATCTATTCCAGATTCATACTCTTGATGATGGTGCCTACTCAAATGGAAAGGTTAAAATCTCAATAGAGAACATTTCTCCAAGCCTTAGCGACACATATCTTTATGGCAAGTTCGATCTTTTGGTTCGTGATGGAACTGACACGGATAAGAGCAGAGTTGTTTTGGAACAATGGAGAAATCTATCTCTTGATCCAAATGCTGACAACTTCATAGGTAGAGTTATTGGAGATGACCACACCTTCTATAACTTTGAGGCATCAAACGGAGAACAGAAGATCGTCTCAGAGGGAGATTATTCAAATAACTCCAAATATGTAAGAGTTCAGATGGCTTCTGGTGTATTGGATACAAACATTGATCCAAGTGCTCTTCCAATGGGCTTCAGAGGTTCACAACATCTTATGGTTTCTGGAACTTCTCCTATGGGAGGTTATGTGGATGCTACGAATTTCGCAACCTCAAATCCTTGGTTTAGTCTTGCACAACCACCAGTTCCAATGAGAAGAAATGTCTCCAAGGGCGCAAGTGGCAATACGACTGGCGACAGATCTCTATATTGGGGTGTTCAATTTGAGAAGGTTATTTCCATCTCAGAATCCAACGCCTCCTTGGTTCCTGATGACTCTATCGTCTCCTTTGCCAAATATCTACCAAACTTCCACACGGATTGGCAGAATGTTGTTGTTTCGGAAAATGAAGCTGTTGCTGATACGGCTGCCAATGGTGTCCTAGATGCAGATCGCTTTAACAACAATCGTTTCTCTCTTGAGAAGATCAAGGTTCCATATATTTCTTCCTCCAACCTTCCGGATATGAACAATCTCCAGAATTGGTCCTATGTTCGCCAGGGAGGTATCCCGGTTGTTGCCTCAAGCCCAACCTTTACCCGTGCTCTATCAATAAATGATCTAACGGACCCAACGGTTCGTCAGGCAGCCAAATTTTCCTTCTTTGTTGAGGGTGGATTTGATGGGGTTAGAGTCTTTGACACAAATGCACAAAATCTCAACAATATTGCCGTTGTTCAAGAGTTAGATAACGGAAATAGACTTCTGTCTAATGGTCCAACCGTAAAAGCTCATGAACGTGCTCTTGCAATCATGAATGACACCTCAGAATTGGATATCCAGATTCTAACAGTTCCTGGTATTAGACATGAGTATATTACTGACCAGGCTCTTGCCGTAGCAGAAAATCGTTTCGATGCCATTTATTTGATGGATATTGAAGAAAGAGATAATCAAAACCTTGTTGTTACTGACGGTGAGTCACAGGTTGTCTCGGTAAGAAACACAGTGAATGCCTTCAGAGACAGAGGTCTTAATTCCTCCTTCGGAGCAGCCTACTTCCCTAACGTAATAATGAGAGATCAACTTTCAAATGTAACCAGGGAGGTTGCGCCCTCTGTCGTTGTTCTTGGAGCCTTCTCTAATAATGATGCCATCGCCTTCCCATGGTTCGCACCCGCAGGCTTCTCCAGAGGTGCCCTTGCAACGACTCAGGAGGCTGCTGTAAGGCTTTCTAGAGCCAACCTTGATGATCTGTATGCTGTTAACATCAACCCAATTGTAGCCTTCCCAGGAAGCTCTGGAACTGTGGTTTGGGGACAGAAGACTCTCTATGCCAGCCCAAGTGCCCTAGAGAGAGTAAATGTACGTCGTCTTATGCTTAGTCTTCGTCGTCAAATCCGCAAGGTTGCCAACAGATTCCTATTTGAGCCAAACAAAGAGTCTACCTTGGCTAGATTCCAGCAGCTTTGTCAACCAATCCTCAAGAAGGTTCAGGATCAACAGGGCGTTTCCAGTTATTTGGTTAAAATTGACACTTCTACCACAACTCAGGTGGATGTTGAGAACAAGACCATTAGAGGAAAGATATTCATTGTTCCCGTTAGAACCCTTGAATTCTTGGATCTTAGTTTCGTACTTACAAATCAAGGTAATTTTTCCGTAACTTGATAGTTTGAAAAAGGATTAAATAATGTCAAAAATAAGTGAATTAAATTCCATTATACAAGAATCTGTAAGGGAAGCCCTTACGGAGAATGTAAATGTAAAAAGAGTTATTCTTGAGAACAGACTTGCCTTAATAAACAAGATTCTCGATCAAGACGAGAGTCTTAATGAGGGCATGTGGCAAAATATGAAGAAATGGTGGAAAGGATATGATGATTCAGATCTTGAAAAAGATCCATCAGACCCTACTGCCGATTATATGATGGGTCGTCCAGATGGTGGTTACAGATCTCAAGCCCATACCCCAGGTGGTGGTGGAGAAACAGGCTATAAAACCAATCCTGGAGTTGCTGCTGGCGTAACAGAACTTGATCCTTCTGCCGTTGTAGATAATCCAGAACAAAGTGCGAAAATTGTTTCCAAGGCAGTAGCTCAGGGAAAATCAAGTGTTGCTAAATTTAAGGCAAATACTGTCAAAAGTGCCACGGCAATCAGTGGGCTTCAAGATTCAGTCGAAGATATGTTTGGACAGTTTTATAATCTCATCAATAGTTTACCACAGGAATCTCGCGGTGTGCTTGAAAGAGATGTAATGCAAGTAATGGGTTCATTTTACGCCACGCTTACTAATGAGAAAGCCGTTATACAAACTGCTCTTAATGGACTGTTTGTGAAGGCTATGGCAAAAGGATATAATCTGGCTCAATCTGGAGAGGCTATGGCAAAATATAGACCAGGGCAAGAAGCAGAGGTCGAATCTCCGGCACCAGCAAGAGCACCAGTAAGAAACCCAGCCCAAGTATTACCAGGAAGAGTAGTAGGAGCAACAGAAGAATAATATGTCAAATAATGTCAAAAAGATTTCCCTAGAAAGTCTGCAAACCATGGTCCGTGAGGCTGTGGCTCTTGAATTAAATAAAAATAAACAGATTAAGGATAAGGATATAGAGCCAGAAGTTGATGAAGCTTGTGAACCAAGCGAAGAGAAGAAAAAAGGGAAGAGTGCCTTCCCAGGAGCGGCTGCTCCTTTTGGTTCAAAGAACGAAAATGTTCAGAAGGTAACCCTGGAGCAAATCAGGAAAATGGTTAAGGAGGCTGTTGCCAAAAAGCTTTTCGAGGCTTTAGATCCAAATAGATATAATGATATTGGGGATGACCAAGGAACCCTTGGAATATCTCAAGATATTGCTAGCGAACTACCAGAACCAAGTGGTCTTGTAGGAGATGATGTAGGAGATGACAGCAC